GCAAGGTTTGGATGTGTTGTCAAGAGAAGAAGGTATACCAGTTAATGATTTGATTGTTCGATTGTTTGGTCAACGTTTTAAAAGAGATTTGACCAAGGCAGAAATGTTATCATCGAAGCGTGGGGATCGAATCGTAACTCCAGAGGGAGAAGAGGTTGTACCTTTTGAGGGTAGATACTTAAAGAGTGGAACGATACAAGGTGGAAAAATCTCAGAAGTATTTGAAGGAGACACACAAAGTGCTATATTATGGTCATTGTATCAGTTAGGTTTGGCAACACCTCTCAAGGGTGCGCCAGCTGAAAAGAACATAATATATCAGCTAAATCGTGTACACAGAGCATTGGATCAGGCTGATAAGGAATGACAACCCCTAGAAAACTTGTACAGTATTATAATGCGCCCATCAATACGAACTGGCAGGTTTTTGACATCATACCATCATTAAGAGAACGTCGGCAAAGTTTACCTGTACTTGGAGGTACATTGAGTGCAGTAACAATCTATGGTGATACATTGTCAGGAGCGAATGCATTAACTGTACGTATTACTGAGGATAGTTATGGTGACATGTGTATTATAGGAGACACACAAGTTGGTATGTCGTTGGGGATTACAACAGCAACAAAGACATCGAGTGTAATAAAGATTGAGATTGATGTTGCAGATACATGGCCCAGTCATGTGTGGATAAAAACAGATACTGGTACTTTGAATGTCAGACAGATAAAACTAACGTGGAGAGTATGATGGGAATATCATCGAACGTAGATGCATTTGGTGATGGTGGTGCATTTGGTGATGGAGATATATCAGATGACTTGTCGTCACAAATAGATGGTGTTTCCAACAGTTTTGTGACTACGTATGCCTTTAATACTTCGAGCATTGTGATATATTACAATGGAGTACGGCAGAGAACTGGAGTTGAAGTGACTGTAATAAATGCTCGTACTATACAGTTGGATTTTGTACCTGAAAGTGGTACAACCATTGTAGCTACATACAAAACAATCTAGGGGGTAACCATGGCTATAACTCTTGTAAGAAATCAGTTGGTTGATTCGATTATCAACGAAAATAAACTTGACAATGGTGCAGTTGCATTTGCAAAACTGAAGTCTGCTGATGTGGAAACAGATCTTGCATCTTCAGCGTCTGCATCTAAACTTGCTACTGCTGCTGCAATCAAAGCATATGTTGATGCACAAGTACCAGACACTTTTTCAGGTGGAGACGGTATTGCTATTGATTCGTCTGGAGATCCAGATGTTATTGCTGTCGATCTTGCTACCAATCCTGGGCTTCAGTTTACTAGCGGTAAGCTTGACGTAAAGGTTAAGTCTGAGTCTGGTGGATCTATTACTAAAGATGCCAATGGTCTTTACATTGCAGACAGTGCTATTGGAAATGCAAAACTGGCAAACAGCACTATTTCTGGTAAGGCTCTTGGCGCAAACCTCGACAGTCTTTCAGCTGGTCAAGGTATTTCTATGTCAGCATACAACGGTTCTGCTGCTGTATCTGATTTGACTGTTGCTCTTGATGGTTCTACTCTTTCTAAGTCAGGGTCTGGTGTTAAGGTAGCTGATCTTGGAATCGGAGAAGGTCAACTAGCAGCAAACGCTGTGACCATTACCAAGTTTGGGATGCGCCCATACATGGATGATTTTTCTCCTAATGGTAGCACTGCTACATTTACTTTGTCTCAACGTATTCCTGCTGCAAGTCTGTCTGATTTTGCACAAGGTGTAAAGGTATTCCGCAATGGTCAACGACTTTTGCAAAAGGCTTCTTCTCCGGCCGATTCTTCTGAATACACTGTAACTGACAATGGGTCTGCAACAATCGTTACTTTGGGTGCAAATCCTGCAAACGGTGAAAAGATTATTGTTGATTACTGGACATAGTAAATCAATCTTTTGTGTTGGGTTGGGCGGCTGATGTTATAATACTAACGTCAGCCGCTTTTTTTGAGGTGATGTATGAGTATAGATAAACAAAAAGTATTGGAACTTGTGTTGGGTCAAGGCGGAGCATTGGTTCTTGCTTGTATTGCTTTGTGGTATATATCTCAGTTATATGTTGATCAGATAAACGGTATGATGGTACGATGTGATGACGATCGAAAGATGTATCAAGAACATATGTTGAGATTGTCTGAACAGTTAGATGTAATGTCAGCAGATATCAAGGATATAAAGGATGCCAAAGTCGATAAATAAAAAAGCAATGAAGTGCAATCGTCCTCGCCCTTTACGCAAGGGTGAGCCAGGATTTGGTAAAAAGAAAAAGGTTGTGCTTGGTTGCAAAGCAGGTCGTCAGAAGTTGATTAAGTACGGTGCCAAAGGGTATGACCATAACTATAGTCGGTCGGCAAAGAAGAGTTTTCGAGCTCGTCATGGTTGTGATTCAAAGACTGATAAGACGACAGCAGGTTATTGGGCTTGTAAAGATTTGTGGTCGAAAGGTAAAAAAACTAAAAATCCATCGGCAAAGAAACGAACAAGGAGATAATATATGTCTTGTCAGTGCAAAAACAATATGTCTAACATTTATGGAGGTTCCATGTACGGTAGTAAAAAAACAAAGAAGAGTAGTAAGAAACAAAAGAAAGCATACTCAAGTGTAAAGCCACGCAAAGGTGGACAGAAAAAACCAAAAGCCTCGTTTCGTGGTTACAGTTACAAGGAAATATAATGGCACCCAAGATTACAGTAGAGCCAGCGAGCTGGTTAAAGATTTTTGCATTGGTTGGTAAACTTGTGCGCTATGCGCAAGGTGGGTTTACTGCTGATGAGAAAGCAGAACTGATTGATGATTTGCTTGAGGTCCTTGGTGTATTGGCTACAGATATAGGTGAGGACTTACGCAATGAGGACCATTAAAAAGATAGTGGTACATCATTCAGCATCTAAGCCTGAGACTACAGTTGAGCAGATCGATTCGTGGCACAAGGATAGAGGATGGTGGGGCATTGGTTATCATTATGTGGTAGACCATAATGGTGAGATACAAGAAGGTCGTCCGATTGAGAAGTCGGGTGCGCATACTCGTGGTGAAAATAAAGACAGCATTGGTATTTGTGTGACCGGTAACTTTGAGGATTATCATTGCCCGAAGTTTCGATTTGATGCGCTTGTCACTCACATTCAAACCTTGTTGTTTACGTATGACTTGGATTGGAACGATGTGTATTATCATCAGGAGTTTGCAGCGACGGCTTGTTGCGGTAAGTTTTTGATTGAGCAGTTACGCCAATATCGAAAGGGTCGTGTTACACCTGGTGGAAATCAATGCACATAAAGAAGTTTTTATCTTTGTATTTACAGCATGGGGATTTAAAGAGTATTGCCAAAGCAGCTGGTATACATCCCAACACTGTGTATAGTTGGATAAAGAGTAGAAACAATCCACACATCATGTCGCTTGTGTGGTTTTTTAAAGCGATAGCACAACAGAAAGATGTGTCATATGAAATGATGTGGATAGAGTTTGTGTATTTGCTTGAGGGCAAAGAGGATCCAAAGGCTGCTGCTCGTCAATGGAGACGAGAGTATATTGATGCGCTTGTCATCGAAGACCCAGGTTGGTTGCGCAAACATTATGAGCGATTGGTTTTGGAGATTGAGAATGCCAAAAGATAGTTGTTATAAGAAAGTAAAAAAATCCTATAAAAAGTTTCCGTCTGCTCGTGCTAGCCAGGCGATTGCAAAGTGTCGTAAGGGTAAGGGCAAGGTACGCAAAAGCAAAAAGGGTGCCAGCTTAAAGCGATGGCAGAAAGAGAAGTGGGTCGATACCAGAACTGGTAAGGCTTGTGGTGCAAAGACAAATAAGAAACAGTATTGTCGCCCATCAAAACGAGTATCGAGCAAGACACCCAAGACTACATCAGAGATCAGCAGTTCTCAGAAGCGAAAGAACATAGCTCGAAAGAGTGCAGGTAAAAGAGCTACATCATTACGTAAGCGTAGGAAGAAATAAACAATCTTTGTAGATGACTGTGCGTTTGCGTGTATTGATTCGTTCTTTGATTATATTATCATATCGATCACAGATATCATCCCACTCGTCTGCTTGTTTGTAACAACCAAGGTATCCAAAATGTTCGCTCGTCGTTTTAAAAGTAATCCCTTCTGCTTTTAGATTTTTGGGTTGATACTTGTGCTTGTAGCTTGCTTTTACTGCGAGTGCAAATAGTTCTCCATCATACCAATAATGTTTCCTGGTAGGTATATCAACATACACCAACCAAGTCGGTGGATGGACCAGGTATGCAGAGTATCCTTGGGTGGTGGTCTGTATAATCTCTGCGAAGAATGTATCGTACTTGCCTCCATTCATCGCAGACTTGACTTCTACTGTACAGATCTGTTGGCCTCGCTTGTGTAGTCCCATGTCT